GACCCCATCGACGAAGCCCGGGCCTACGCCCGGAGGATGGAGCGCTACGGCCTGTCGGTCGAAGAAGTCGCTGAGCAGGCTGGGGTCAGCCGCATCCGGGTGCAGTTTCGCCTCAAACTCCTCAGCCTCACGCCGGAACTCGCCCACCTCGTCCGGGTCGGTGACCTGCCGCTCGGCTATGCGGAGATCCTCGCCGGCGCGGAGCTCGACTCCAATCGGCAGACCCTGGCCCTGAGGGCCTACATCGCGAACCCGTCTCCGACCCCTGCCTGGTTCCGCCGGGAATGCGGCCGGCTCCGGGAGGAGCAGCTTCAGGAGCCGATGTTCTTCGGCTGGGAGGTCCAGGTGGTCAAGGCCACGGAGGTCAAGACAGCCGAAGAACCCCCGACTCCCGCGACGCACACCGCTCCCGTCAGGGGCGACAACGTCAGGGACCTCATCGCAGGCCAGGTCGCGTTCTGGCGCGAGGCGGCCTCAGCATGGGACGCGCTCGGCAAGCCGTTCAAGCGCCAGGAGTGCGAGGCCGCGGCCGTCGCCCTCGAGAACCTCAGGGAGGCGATCTGATGGACGACGAACTGATGGGCACCAATGAGGCCGCGGAGTACCTCGGGATGTCAGTCCCGGCTCTCAAGTACCACGTCCGGCAGGGGAACGTTACCCCAGTCAGGATCGGTAAAACGCTGGTCTACCGCAGGAGCGAGCTTGACGAGTTCGCTGAGAACCGTCGCCGCCCGGGCAGACCGTCCAAGAACCCAGGTCGGTTCTCGAAGGGTGGTGACAACACATGACGGTCATCTACGAGCCTCGGGGACGGGCCCGGGAGTACGCCCCCTTGGCCGTCAACCTCTACGCCGGCTGTGAACACGGCTGCGTCTACTGCTACGCGCCGTCGGCCGTCCGGAAGAGCCCCGAGCAGTTCCACGTCCGGCCTACACCGAGGGCGAACATCCTCGAAAAGCTCCAGAAGGAGGTCACAAGACGTCCGGGTCAGGGGCAACGGGTGCTCTTGTGCTTCACGTGTGACCCCTACCAACCCCTCGACGTCAAGCTGGGTCTCACGCGGCGGGCGATTCAGGCGCTCCATGGGGCCGGCTACCGGGTCGAGGTACTGACGAAGGGCGGGACTCGTGCCTGCCGGGACTTCGACCTGCTCGGACCCGAGGACGCCTTTGCCAGCACGCTCACGTTCCTGGACGCCAAGAAGTCGGACGAGTGGGAGCCCAACGCAGCACCGCCCCTTGACAGAATTGACGCGATTAGAAAGGCTCACCAGGCCGGCATTCCGACCTGGGTGAGTCTCGAGCCTGTCATCGACCCCGAGCAGAGCCTGGAGATCATCCGGGCGACGCACGACATCGTGGACCTCTACAAGGTCGGGAAGCTGAACTACCATCCGGCTGCCAAGGCGGTCGATTGGGGTGCGTTCGGTCATGCGGCCGAGGCCCTCCTCAGGCGACTCGGGAAACGCTACTACCTCAAGGCGGACCTCCGGGCCCACATGCAGGCCGCGGCCGGCTAGGCCGCCGGGTCATAGAGAGAGACGAGCAGTTTGCTGCGGCCACCACGTGCGGGTGGTCGCTTCTCTTTTGAGGTGAAGGCTTTGACCACAAAGAAGCAACACGTGGACCTGCACCGCAAGGTGCTGCTTCGGCGTCAGCTCCTGGCCATGCTCCCGGAGAAAGCTCGCCGGGGCGGGACCGCCTATGTGCCCTTCATCGGAGACGGGGACATAGCCTCCGAACTCTACGGCACGCTCAAGGTCTATGGCGCGGACATCGACCCGGCCCGCGTCTCGACGGCGGCCAAGCGCCTACCCGGGGCCGTGGTCCGGGTCGCGGACTGCAACACCTGGTCCTTCCCCGATACGCGTTGCGAGTTCGTGCTCGCCGACTTCGACGCCTACTCCTACCCCTACGACTCGTTCCGGGCGTTCTGGTCCGAGGCCGGCAAGGCCAAGCGTCTCGTCCTGTTTTTCACCGATGGACAGCGCCAAGCAGTGATCCGAGTCGGGAGCTGGCGAGCGCCGGCTGGTCAACGCGTGGTCGAGAAAGACCTCTCGCGGCGACGCCAGGCGCACAACATGTGGTGGACCCGTCATGTTCGTCCCTGGTTCGTCGAGACGGTTCGGCCCTACCGCGTCATCCGGGAGATTCACTACCTGCGCGGGATGATGCTCTACTGGGGGGCGGTGATTGAGAGATGAGCCGCACGAAGTTCGGCAAGCGCCGCAAGCAGGCTTACCTCGATGCCCTCCGCCAGGGTGCCCGGCGTGGGGCGGCCGCGGCTTCCGTCGGGGTGACCCGGGAGACTGTCCGCCTGCACCGTCAGAAAGACCCGGAGTTCGCCCAGGCCGAGATCGACGCGGAGCTCGAGGCCCATGAGTTGGTGGAGGACGCGCTCTTCCAGGCTGCCCTCTCGGGCAACGTCGTAGCCTGCCAGGTTTGGCTCTACAACCGCATGCCGGACCGCTGGCAGGATAGGCGCAACGTGAACCTCCAGCACACGGGTAAGGACGGGGGCCCCATTGAGATCCGAGACGTCCGCGAGAGACTCCTGGGCAAGCTGGTTCCGGAAGCAACCACCGGAGAGACGGCGGGCGGCGCTCGAGGAGCTGACTGACGCCGAGGCGCTGAGTCTCTGGTTCGACTGGAGTTTCTGGGCCCGACCCGAACAGATGCCCCCGCCGGGCGACTGGTGGCATATCTGGTTCGTGAAGGCCGGCCGCGGCTGGGGCAAGACAAGGACGGGCGCCGAGTTCGTCCGCCACCATGTCGAGAAAGGCCTCGCCGGCCACATCGCCCTCGTGGCGCCGACTGCGGCGGATGCCCGTGACGTCATGGTCGAGGAGGGCGACTCATCCCTCTTGAGGATCAGCCCGCCCTGGTGCAAGCCGCACTACGAGCCGTCCAAGCGGCGGGTGACCTGGCCGAACGGGGCGACGGCCACGCTCTACTCGGCGGAGGAGCCTGACCGGCTGCGCGGGCCCCAGCATGATTTGGCCTGGGCCGACGAGATCGCCTCGTGGAAGTACGCCGAGGAAGCCTGGGATAACTTGATGTTCGGTCTCAGGCAAGGGAAGCACCCCCGGGGCATCGCGACCTCTACACCGAAGCCCATCAAGCTGGTCCGGGACCTCTTGGCCCGGGTGGGCCAGGACGTCGTGCTCAGCGGGGGGCCAACCTACGAGAACGCCGACAACCTGGCGGAGTCGTTCCTCCGGGAGATCCTCGGGAAGTACGAGGGCACCACACTCGGGCGCCAGGAGATCTACGCCGAGCTCCTCGACGATACCCCGGGTGCCCTTTGGACGCGCGGTCTGATCGACCGGCACCGGGTCAAGACGTTCCCCGACCTCGTCCGTGTGGTCATCGGGGTCGACCCGGCCGTGACGTCGGGCCCCGACTCGGCCGAGACCGGCATCCTCGTGGCGGGCAAGGGAGTCGACGGCCGCGGCTACGTGCTGGCCGACCGCTCCTGCCGCCTGAGCCCGCACGGCTGGGGCAGCCGAACAGTCATGGCCTACGATGACTTCATTGCGGACCTGGTCGTGGGTGAGGTCAACAACGGCGGCGACATGGTCGAGCACGTCATCCGCACCATCCGCCCGAACATCAGTTACAAGTCAGTCCGCGCGAGCCGAGGCAAGGCGGTGCGGGCCCAACCGGTGGCCTCGCTTTACGAGCAGGGGCGCATCAGCCACGTCGGCGCATTCGAGAAGCTCGAGGACCAGCTGTGTAACTGGGTCCCGGGCGGCGTCGACTGGTCGCCCGACCGCCTCGATGCGCTGGTGTGGGCCCTGACCGAACTCATGCTGGGTGGGGCCGAGGCAACGGCCGACGAGCTACTCAGTGTCAGCTAACGACCAGAGGAGGAGACCGCATGACCAAGCCCGGACTGCTCGGCCGCGTGGTGCGGCGCCTCCGGCTGGTTGACCGGGCCCTCCGGGGTCTGGGCTACATCAAGAGCGAGGAGCGGGTGGTCCGGCTCCTTTCAGACCCCTGGGAGCGGAGCTACGGTGTCGCGGCTCCGGCCACTGTCAGCGACTACCTCGACCAGTACGGCGAGTCGGGCTGGGTCTACGTGGCCGCGAACAGGATCGCCAAGAAGTGCGCGAGCTTTCCGATTTCGCTCTTCCTCGAAGACGTCGGTGGCGGCAAGGAGGACATCCACCAGCACGTCGTGCTGGATGTACTCCGCGGGCCCAACGACATGATGAGCGAAGTCGAACTCCGGTTTCTGCTGCACCTCCACATGGAGCTCGCTGGCGAGGCGTTCTGGTATGTGGCGCCTAACCGGGT